CCCGCTGGGGCGCCCTCGGCGCCGAAGCTGAAGCACTGCCCCCGCCTTGGGTACAAGGTTGCGCCATCGCTATGCGAAGAGCAGCGTGAGCTTTACTCGCGAGCGTGCGAGCGCTTTTGCGGCAAGGCCGAAACCCCAAAGACCGAGGAGAGCCCGACCATGAAAAACGGAAGTCCGAAGCCCGATTACCGTGTCATGCCAGAAGGCGCGCCACCACTCGGCCCCGGAATGGTCATAACGAAAACCGGGCGCGTGAGGCGCGGCCACGGCTATTGGCGCCTCTGCCCCGGCTGCCAAAAGGTGTGGATCATCGAGCGCTCGAACCTCTGCCCCGCTTGCGCCGGGGCGCAAAGACGAGGCAAACATTACGGCGGCAGCGTGCCAGGGAGGCCCCACAACCGGCGCTATTATACGCCGAATCAGCAGATCGCTATGGCTGCCAAGAGGGCTGCGGCTGAAGCCCGCTCGCCGCGTTTCAACGACCCTTCGGAGCGCGCGGGGGCAACCGTGGCCGCACTTGCGGGCACTTCGACGTTTCCGCAAACCCAGCCCTTCTCCCCCGTGCAGGCCGCGATCATGGTTGAGTGCGACGCTTTGGCCCAGATGCTGATCGAAAAAAATCGCGCCTACGGCAACAGCGCCCTGGATCCCGTCCGGGTCTTTTCAAAGGCCGACGCCGCCGAGCAAATAAAGGTCCGCCTTGACGACAAAATCTCCCGCCTCATGCGCGGCGAAGCGGCCGGAGAGGACGTGATCCTCGACCTTCTGGGCTATTTGATTCTGCTTCGCGTCCACCAGCGGCTTTACCGCAACAAAAAAGCGGAGGCGCAGCCATGAGCCTCTCGCCGCACATGGTGAAATTGCTCCACGTCGCGCGCTCCAAAACCGGCATGGATGAAGAGACCTACCGCGCCATGCTCGCGGGCTACGGCGCGAAATCAAGCAAGGACGCGTGCTTGCAGCCCAAACACTACCACGAAATGCTTCAGAAGATGGGCTTCACGCCCGTCTCCAAAAAGAGCAAGCGGCCGCCCAACATGGACGACGAATCAAGAGGCCCGCTTCTTCACAAGATCGAGGCGATCCTCTTAGACATGGGCCTTTCATGGGCCTATGCCGACGGCGTCGCAAAGCGCGTTTGCAAGGTGGAAAGAGTCCAGTGGTGCAACGGGCGCCAACTTCACAAAATCACCGCGGCGTTGTTGTACCATCAAAAGAGGCATGGGGCCAATGCCTGAGCAACTGTCCCTCGCGCCCCAATTTGAAGAGAGCGAGCCTTCGGCCCTTAACCCGGAGGACTTCTCGCCGCTGCTGCGGGAAATATCTCGCCTGATTGGTGACGAGAAGACCTTCGCACTGGCCCAGCATTTTGGCGGGACGCATTTGTACATACCAAGCCAGATTGAGACTTTGGGGCCGGACCACCCGATCACGCGCGCCATCGGCGCCGAGGCGGCGGCCAAGCTGAGCAAGGATTATGGCGGCTTGACCTTTCGTATGCCGCGAGCCTGCAAGATTCTTCGCGCGGCCCGCTATGCGCGAATACGCGAACGCGCCAAGACCGCGACCAAGAAGCAGCTCGCGCGCGAGTTTGGCCTCACCTACCAATTTGTCTGGATGGTTTTGAACAACAAACAGAGGGGGACTTGACATGCGCCTGATCCGGCATTACATTATCCTTGTCTGGGGTGTTCCCAGACCGGGTTTGGTTGCCCGGACCACAGGCGCGACGGAGCGCCGAGCGCTCCATTTTCTTTGCGCAATGCCAGCGGCAGCCTGAAAAGGGCGGGCTGGCGGGGGGGCCGAAAGGCCCGCCGGTCCTGTGGCCGGTCAACCAACCCCGCCGGTCCGCCCGCTTCTTTTGGTTGGGAAGCGGGCGGGAAGTTGACCCTTTTCCACAGGAGGCCCGCATGAAGCAAACCGCACTAAAAACCGTTCCACCCAAGCCCGTAGAAGTACCGCTTCTTGAACTCGTCTCATGCCTTGAGCGCGCCCGCGCCGTCACCGCTCACATCCTTGAGTCGCTGCCTGGCGCGGACGAACCACGCGAGACGGCCTACGCGAAACTTGACCACGCCGGTTGGCTCATTACCGCCGCCGAAGGGCTTCTCGATGAAGCCTCAACCCAAGGCGAGCTTTGCCAACAGGCCCTTTTGAAAGGAGAGAGACCATGAACGCACTTGCGATACCGGAGATCCAAACGCTCCCCGTGATGCGCTACAAAGATCAACCCGTTGTCACCACGACCATGCTTGCCGTCCTTTATGGCTGCAAGCAACGCAGTATCCGGGACAACTTTGACCTTGCAGCGGCTGAAGGGATAACCAACCACCACATGGCGCAGGCTATCGGCAGGGACGCCTCCACGGTCTGCCGCTATTTCGCCAAGAAGCGCCGTGCTATAATGCAAACGGGAGGTGCATGATGGGTACTGCGATAGCTGCTTTGTCAATGTTCGTGGGGCTCTTGGCCGTGGCAGTGCTGTTTCTGCTGGCCGCCAGGGGCGCGGTTCTCTGGTTCTGGCGCATTACCGATATCCTGATTGAGTTGCAGGGCCTGCGCGAAAGACTCGATAGAACCAACGCCCTTCTTGAGGCCGGGATTCGCGTCTGGCCGCAAACGCCCCGGCCCCCGGCGCCGGCGTCAGCCACGTCCGCGCAAACAAAGGAGAAAAAGCCATGAGCCAATGGGGGAAGCCATTCAAGGACGCGATTTCTGGCGGGACGTTCCTCCCGCATCTAGCAGGACCTGCACTCAAACCGGTGAGTCTATACGACCTCATTGATGATGTCGTGCTCATTGACGTTGATAAAAGCAGGGCTCTTTTGGCGCTTAGCGCGGGCCAAAAACTGAAAGCGGCTTTTTTGGGTAAAACATATGCGAGCTGGTTTGAACTGAAGAAAGAACCAGGCAGTTAATCATAAAATCTGGCGAAACGATTCGGGCGGCCTTCGGGCCGCCCTTTTCTTTTGTCCCGTCACGCCCGGCAATGCCTCCCTGTGCAAAGCTTTTGCACTGAGCAGCCATAAAAAAAAGGCCTATCTTGTCTGTAGTGGAGGCGGGATGAGCGCAGACATTTATCCGCTGGGGATCAAGCCGGGCGCCCTGGTGCCTGTCACGGCTTTTTCAATCTATAGGTTCCATCAGGCGGTCCTTCCAGCGCGTATGGCCTGGCTGGCTCCCGATGCGCTGGAGGCCTTCAAGGCGCTTGAGAAGGCCGTGAATGACGCGGGCGGATTCATTTACCTGTCCGACTGCTTTCGTTCAACCTTGGACCAAGCCCGCGCGCGCTATGACTATCTCACGGGAGCGTCGCGGCTGCCGGAGCGTAACGCCCTCGTCGCTGAATATCCCGAGCTGCGGAACTACGAGCCTTGCAACGGCGGACTCGGCAAGAAGGCCTACTCGCCACCCCCCGGCCTATCTTGGCATGAGGCGGGAAGGGCGATAGACGTTGATATGGACCCGAAGTGGCTGTTGATCCCCCAAGACCAATTTTGGAAGATCGCCACCGAGCTTGGGTGGATTTGCGGCGCGAGGTCTTATGGCGATCCTCGGAAGGTGGATGTCCCTGAAGAGTGGCATTGGCAATACGAGGGGCCATTTCACCCAACGCCGCAGGAAATGGCCACGGCCGGGGTTGACATGGCCCCCCGAAACGCCGTGCGCAAAGCGATTGCCGCAATCAGGGAGGGGACATGAAAGGCCTCAGAACCGGCCTCTTCTTCTCGCTGCTCCTGATTCTGTCTGGCCTCGCCGAAGCGATCGGGCCGATCCGCGACGCCCTTTCCCCCGAGGCCTTGAGATGGGTGCTGATCGTCAGCTCCATCGCGGGCCTCGTGTTGAGAAGCATCACCACAACACCCCCGGCGTGGAGAACGCCGGACAAATCCGAGAAGGAGAAATCATGAAGAGAATCCTTGTCGCATCCATGCTGGCGCTTTGCGCGGCCCTCGCGGTTGGCGCTCAAACGCCCTATTCGGCGGAGCTTGGCACGGGCCACCTCCTGATCCCTAACAGCGGCAACTATGTGGCCGCGGGGTGGGAGACCCAGTGGCAACTCAAGGCCGCGTTCCAGCTCGCATTCACTAAGGAAGTGGCCCTTAAAATCGCCTACTCCCAGGACACCTTGAAGCCACAGGCGTGGGCCTATGAACACAACTTCACCGGGCAGGCGCCTTACGGCTTCAAATACAATTTGTGGGACGCTGAGGTCGCCTTTCCATCCCTCTTCAAGGCCGGCAACAAGTGGTCTGTAACCCCCGGTTGGGGCATTAGCCTCTTGCACATGATGGGCCACGAGATGCCCGGATATTTTGCCGCGCTCGATGTCCGTTATGCCATCGCCAAGGGTTTCTTTGTCGGCGGCGGTTTGAAATACCGGTACTTCCCAAGCGTCCCTTCGGTTGGCGTGGCCAACTGCGGCGAGGTTGGCATCGTCGCTGGATATGCCTTCTAGGGCTCACCTCCTTTCCTCTAGGCCGCCGTCGCTGGCGGGGGGCGGCGGCCACCTCTGGAGACGCGATGTTCCTTGAGCCGTGCGACCTGATCTTCTGCGAAAGCCAGACGCCGCTGGGGCGGCTGATTCGCTTTTTCTCGCGCGGCTGGGGACAGCCGAAGGCAAGGGCGCAGCACGTCCTTGGCGTCACCGTGGGTCAGGTCATGTGGTGGGCCATCGTAATCGAAGCGCTCTCAACCGTCGTCTGCCGGACCTTGTCCGACGGCTACGGAGACGGCAAGACCCTTCTGACAATCTATCGTCCCCTGAATCTCACGCCTGAAGAAAAAGAGGCCATCGCCCACAAGGCGGAAAGCTATTTGGGCCGGCCCTATGGTTATCTCAAAATTCTTGCCCATTTTGGAGATTGGTTTTTGGGCGGCCGCTATTTCTTTCGGCGGCTCTGCCGCCTCGATAATTATCCGATCTGCTCGTGGGTGTGGGCCGAAGCCTACGCCGCCGCGGGAAAGACATTCGGCCTGCCACCCGGCGAGGCCCAGCCCGATGACATGCAGGACTTCTGCGACGCCAACCCGGACAAATTCGCGCTGATTTATGGCCCCGCGCCGCTGCCCCCGGAGGACATAACCGATGGTCAATGACATCGTGTTACATGCAAGCTGGCAGACGCTTGTTTTGTTTCTGATGCTTTCCATAGGGCTGATCATGTTGATGGGCCTTGTCCTCCGCTGGTTTGTGCTGCGCGAAATCCGCGCCATGGACACGAGGTTCGAGACGCAAAACCGGGCGCTTACACGGTTCGTGGCAGAGCAGGGCAAGCAGCGCGAGGAGGATTTGCAGCGATGGCATGACGCTGATACCGCGCTCCTGAAGCTCCGGGCGGAGTTGCCGAACGAGTACGTGAGGCGCGAGGACTGGATACGATTCTCGGCCGTGCTGGAGATGAAGCTGGACGCGGTCCACAAGCGAATTGACGATTTGGCGAGGGAGGTCAGAGATGGGCGGACCTGAGTTCGATCTGGAAAAGGCGCAGAGGGAAGAAACGCGCTGGCGCATCATGCGGGCGCTTGACGCGGGGCGGCCGCTGCGGGTTTCCGAGACGCTGTTGCTGCGCGTGCTGGCGGACATTGACCTGCCCGTGACGCCCCACGAGGTGCGCCGTGAGTTGGATTACCTCGAAGAGCGGAAACTGGTTGAGGTGACCGGCAAGGAAGAGGGCACGTGGCTCGCGAACCTGACCCGCATGGGGATTGACATCGTTGAGTACACGGTCCCCTGCGACCCAGGCATTGCCAGGCCTCCGAGGCGCTAGATGCCTAAACGCCAAGCGGTGCTCATGTTGCCGGGCGAGGTGCGCGAGGAGCTTGATAGCCGGCTGCTCAAAGGCGGATTCTCCGGTTACGTCGCCCTCGCCGAGTGGCTGGAGACGAAGGGCTACGAAATATCGAAGAGCGCGGTCCACCGCTACGGCCAGCAGCTCGAACGCAAAATGGCGGCCATCAAGGCCTCCACGCAGGCAGCCAAGGCCATAGCCGAGGCGGCCCCGGATGACGAGGACAGCCGCAGCGCGGCTGTGATCTCTCTCGTCCAAACGGGGCTGTTCGACGCCATGGTAACGTTGCAAGAGGCCTCGGAGGCTCCGCCCGCCGAGCAGCTTCGGCTGCTCTCCCGCGCCGCGATAGCCATCGCCGACGTATCAAGGGCAAGCATATCAAACAAAAAGTGGGCGGCTGAGATTAAGGGCAAGGTGCAGGGCAAGTTCGAGGCGCTTGAAAAAGAGGCGGCCACGGGTAAGGGGCTGGACGCGGAAACCTTGCGGCGCGTCCGGGAAGAGATTTACGGAGTTCTCTGATGCCCGCGATCAAGCTTTATCCCTATCAGAAACGCTGGCTGGCCGATAAGAGCCGGTTCAAAATAGGGATGTTCGCGAGGCAGGCGGGAAAGACCTTCACCAACACGCTGGAAATCGTTGACGACTGCCTCGACGCCGAATCGAAAGGCCGCAAGTCCCGCTGGGTCATACTGTCGAGAGGCGAGCGCCAGGCCAAGGAGGCCATGGAAGAGGGGGTCCAGAGGCACCTCTCGGCCTACCAGGCCGCCTTCCAGGCGCTTGAGTATGATTGGGACCCGCATACCAAGGCGCTCGAAGTGCGGCTGCCGGGCGGTTCGCGCATTACCGCGCTGCCCGCCAACCCTGACACCGCGCGCGGCTATTCGGCCAACGTTCTCCTTGATGAGTTTGCGCGGCACCAGGACAGCCGCAAAATCTGGGCCGCCCTCTTCCCGGTCATTTCGGCTGGCTACAAGTTGCGCGTGGTATCCACGCCAAACGGGAAAGGCAACAAGTTCTACGACTTGATGACCTCCGACGAAAGCCCGTGGAGCAAGCACACGGTTGATATCTATCAGGCCGTCGCCGAAGGGCTGCCCCGAAACATCGAAGAGCTGCGCAAGGGGCTCGCTGACGAGGACATCTGGGCTCAGGAGTATGAGCTGAAGTGGCTTGACGAAGCCTCGGCCTGGCTCTCTTACGACCTTATCAACGGAGTCGAAGATGACAAGGCGGGCAAGCCGGAACTCTATGCCGGCGGCCCTTGCTACGTTGGCGTGGACATCGCGGCCCGTGGCGACCTCTTTGTCATCTGGGTGGCTGAGCAAGTCGGGGACGTCCTCTGGACGCGAGAGATCATCGCCCGGCGGCGCATCACGTTCGCCGAGCAAGACGCCCTGCTCGATGAGGTATTCAGGCGCTACCGGGTTCTGCGCGCCTGCATGGACCAGACGGGCATGGGCGAAAAGCCGGTCGAGGATGCCAAGCACCGGCACGGCTCCATGACGGTGGAGGGCGTTCTCTTCACCGCATCCAACAAGCTCGCCCTGGCCACCATCGGCAAGGAGGCCTTCGAGGACAGAAAAATCCGCATACCGCAGGGCGACGCGGCCTTGCGGTCCGACCTCCATAAAATCCAAAAGGTGATGGGACCGACCGGCTCCCCGCGTTTCGTCGCCGACTCGGACGGCGAGGGCCACGCCGACAGGACGTGGGCCTGCTTCCTCGCCTGCAACGCGGCGGCGAATTCGGGCTATGTGATCGAATACGAAAGCGCCGGCCCCAGAGAAAGCCAAGAGATAGAAGGCTACGGTTTTGGCCACGGAAACGCGGCTGGAGGGTTATATGAAGGATTCTAAGAAAGCCTCCGCGGCCCCGGTGATGAATGAGGTTGCGGCGTCCCGCGACGGCCTCGATATCACCTACGGCTATATCCTCCCCAATATGCCATTGCTTCCCCGCGACACGGTGCTGCGTATGCGTGGGGGCGCCGAACTGAGTATCTACGATCAGGTTTATGGTGACGAGCTAGTCAAGGCCACGCTTCAACAAAGGCGCTCCGCCGTTGTACGGGCGGAGTGGACGGTTGAGCCTGGCGGCGACCAGGCCATCGACCAGGAAGCAGCCGATTGGTTGACAGGCCAACTGGACGCGATTGACTTCGACGCCTGCACCGAGAAAATGCTGATGGGAATCTTCTACGGCTACGCCGTGGCCGAGGCCATTTACGGGCGGGACAGGCAGTATGTCACATTGGAAGACCTGAAGGTCCGTAACCGCCGCCGGTTCAATTTCCACGGCGATGGGCAGCTATGTCTAAGGACCTTCGATGACCCGCTTGGCACGCCGGTCCCGCCAAAGAAGTTCTGGGTCTTCCAGATTGGTGGCGCGGATGACGATGACCCCTACGGGACGGGGCTGGGCCACTGGCTCTATTGGCCAGTGTTTTTCAAGCGAAACGGCATCAAGTTTTGGATGACGTTCTTAGACAAATACGCCATGCCAACGGTGATAGGGCGCCACCCGCCTTCCGCGACGGCAGCGGAGAAAAATAAACTCATGGAGGCCCTCACGCGAATCGGGACTGACTCGGCCATAAGAGTCCCTGAAGGCATGGCGGTTGAGTTGTTACAGATTGCGAGGTCGGGCACGGCTGATTACAAAGAGCTGGTCGCCAAAATGGATGATGCAATCACCATGGCCGTGCTAGGCCAGACGCTCACCTCGCAGGGGCGCAGCACGGGGTTAGGCTCCGGCATGGCGCAGATGCACATGGAGGTCAGGCAGGACCTGGTGAAGGCCGATGCCGATGCCGTCTGCCAGAGCTTCAATCGCTCGATAGCCGCCTGGTTGACTGAGTGGAATTTCCCCGGCGCGGCCTGCCCGCAGGTGTGGCGCAAAATCGAAGACCCGCTTGACGTGCAGGCGCAGTCCACGGCGGACCTGAACCTCACGAAAATGGGATTCCGCCCGACGCTCAAACGGGTCCAGGATATCTACGGTGCGGATTATGAGGACTTGGGACCTTCCGCGATGGCGCTGGGCTCGGCGCCATCGAAGGCGCAAGGTGAACAGCCGCCCACTGAGCCAACGGGGAAGCCCCCCGCGCTTTCAGAGGCGCAGGCAAACAGCCCGGCCGAGACGCCGTTCACCGGCCAACTCGACGCCGCGGCGGCCACGGTCATGGACGGCCTCATGGAGCCGGTGAAGAAGGCCGTCATGCAGGCCACGAGCTTGGAAGACCTAAGAGCACGGCTGAGGAAACTCAACCCAAAACTGAAGCCGGATGAGTTTGCGAACCTCATGGCCCGCGCCATGGCCGCGGCTGAACTCGCCGGGAGGTTCTCCGTCCAAGAGGAAGCGAATGCCGGTTGACCCCTACAGCCTCCCCTTCGATGAGGCAATAGCCTTCTTTCGCGAGAAGCTGAACATTGCGACGGAGACCTGGACGGACCTCTGGCGCTATGCGCATTCCAAAGCATTCACCGTGGCCGGGGCGATGGATGAAGACTTGCTCGCTGACTTGCGCAGCGCCGTGGACAAGGCGATTGCCGATGGGATCACGCTGCAAACCTTCCGCAAGGAGTTCGACCAGATTGTCCAGGAATACGGGTGGCAGTATAAGGGCGGCCGCGACTGGCGCTCGCGGGTCATCTACGATACCAACCTTCGGACGGCCTACATGGCGGGCCGGTGGAAGGGTTTGGTAGAAGGCCAGTTTCCATATCTTCAATATCACCATGCGCCGTGGGTTAAAGAGCCACGCCCGATGCACCTGCATTGGGATGGCCTCATTCTGCGTTTTGACGACCCGTGGTGGGACACCCATTACCCGCCGAACGGCTGGGGCTGCCAGTGCTGGGTGAGCGGCGTCTCGCGTGGGGACCTGCGGGCACTTGGCAGATCAGGGCCGGACCCAACGCCGGACGATGGAACCTACGAGTGGATTGACAAGGCAACCGGCGAGATTCACAACGTCCCGCGCGGAATTGATCCGGGGTGGGATTACAACGTTGGCAAAGCGTGGATGGAAGGATAGCATGGGCGGCGTAACCGTTACGGTCAATGACGCGGAAGTGGCGAGCGCGCTCAGCGAGATTGTACGACAAAAGCGCACCGCCGAGCCGGTTTTGCACCGTATCGCCGACTATCTGCGCGAGAGTGAAGAGAAGCGCTTCGAGGCGCAGGTCTCGCCTGAAGGCCAGCCATGGCAGCCGCTCAGCCCTAAATATGCGGCATGGAAGCAACGGCACGGCTTCATAGGCGGCATCCTCACGTTGCATAAACATCTGCGTACCGAGTGGTCGGACC